GGATTTTAGTCACACGGACAGATACACTGTCCGTCACATCCGCGTATACACGCAAGACTCTGCTATCTGCAGAAGATTTTCACTCCTAGCCGTAGGCGTAGAAGATTGATCGCCAAAAGAGACTCTTCTTGGAAGTCCAACCTCTTGGCGCTTTGCCTGAGTAGATTATCTCAAGCCACCTTTTCTGATCTTTGGAGAACCACCCCTCCTCAGGACAAGGATAGCTTGATTGGAAGAAGTCCATGTATTCACAGAACCTCTTATCCCACATTGCTCCACCGAGCCACAGGCCAATCAACCTGGTGAAAGAAATATCCAACGTCAGCACGCTGGATTCGGGATAGAGAGCGAGCTTGAACCACTCTTCCGTGTCACGGAAAACATGGCCCCCCCGATATGTCGTACCCAGCAGTTTGAACTCACCTGGGTCTTTGGTTCGTTCACACTTCTCGGGCTTTATCACCATACCAGTAGGCTCGCAATCGCCCTTCGCTAATTCCAGATCAAACTGGTCACCAGAGCAAAAGGCGCTATCATCTCCCAACACCCTCAGGTTTCGGATCTCTACACGCTGGCAATCCGCAAGATAATCAATCAGGATATGATTTACGACTGAATCGATCATCTGGGTCCACCATGATCCGGAGGGTACACCCCGGAACTTCCGGAACATCCGGCCGTCCGGCATAAGTATAGGTGTATTTATAAAATACCACACCATGGCATCCCAAACGTTCCGCCACTTCTGTGCATCCTGCTTGTCGACTGGTTTGCCACCGAACGTCTCAAAGTTTATATTCTGCCGCAGAATATCGAATGCTACACGAATTAGCCACGCAGGGACCTTCGTGTCAAAGGAACTGAAGTCAATGCCATATAGTGTTTCCCCATCCCTTAGCTTGCAGCACCATTCGGTGTACAAACGCTGCGCGCTCTTCCCGTTCAACATTGGTGAATTTGGATCGCTCATAAAGTCACGGTACATTAAAGGAGCGTAGAATCCTTCAACTACCAACATCTCAGCAGGGTAAATCCAAACCAGGCGCGTTTTGGGGTCGTCAATCTCCGACATACCCCCACGCTGGCCTGCCAAACAAGGAGGGAACCTCATTCGGGTTGGATCGAAACCGGCCCTACCATCCTGTTTCATCCGGTGCCCCAACCACCTAGCCTCATGGTAGATGGCTTCCATCACATCACCCTTCTTTTGGCCCATGAATGTTGCTCCTGCGGCGGTATCACGCCTTAGGAATTGACCCACTTCATGCCAATCAAGCGGCTCACGCTTGTAGGGGAGTTTGAAAGCCTTCTTCGCTTTGCCGATAGCACGGCGCATCGAAGATTGCTGACTAGGGGAGAGATCACCAAATGTGTTTCGCTCTCCGCTGAACTTCTTCAGGGCAGTGTACATGCCTGGAGTCCCTTGCGGACGACGAGTGAAACCACGGATATCCTCGTAGGTGTCTCGAGAAAATAGTTTTAATGTCTCTCTAACATAAGGATCGGTGTTAGAGTTAGACGAGTACGTTGAGTACCCCCCATATTTGGCGATCTCCGCCAGGTTGGGTGACCTAAAGTTGGAAGAGACAACATCTTCGCTGGTGGCTGACCTTGACTTTGGGGGTCGAAGGTGGAGTGCGTCAATTAAATGAGACCCCTCAGCAACGATGTTGTGTGTGGTTGGATCTTGAGTAAAATCTTCCATTTCGCTCAAGGAATGAAGGAGGCATAAACCCGTTGACACGGTAAAAGCGCTAGACTTTTGCG